ATTGCTATTGTACCTGACGATGGTAATGGCATTATCTAGCCTTTAACAATTCAATTTCTTTCTTAAGCTCAACAACCTGCTTTGCTAATTCAATAGCAGCTACTAGAGCAGCGTTACCGTATGCAAGTGATAAGTGTTCTCCATCTTGGACAGCTTCAGGAAGAATCTTTTGCATAGATTGAGCTGAAGCACCTACCTGTCGTTCGTTAGTATCTATTCTTGTATAAGTACCGTGTTTAACAGTTGCTAGTTTTTCAATAAAGTCAGAAGGTAAATCAGACCAGTCTTTCTTTAAAGACTCATCTGAGTAAGCGGTTACGTTACCTTGGGCAGTGAAGTTACCTGAAGTATCAGATTGAAAACGATATGTGTTTGCACCGTTTGACCACCCTCCGAGTCTAAATACGTTATCCGTATCAAGTCCCATATTAATAGCATAAATTCCTGAACGGTGGAAGGACATAATACACCCGCCTGAACTATTATTAAATAGTTCCCATTGGTCACTGCCACCAGAGCTACCAACAGTAACGGTAGTAGTTTTAGAAATAGTCTGTTTGCCGGTAAATGTTTTGACGCCACCAATACTTTGGTCACCAATTGTGTAAACACCATTAGTTACAGTAGCAGCATTACCGGTAGTATTCTGATTCCATGTAGGAACAGTACCCGATAAGTTAGCGTATGTGTAACCTGTACAGTTAGTTAACGTACCGCTAGAAGGAGTACCTAAAGCACCGCCAGTAGAATACTTACCGTTAAATGTATTCCAGTCAGTAGATGTTAAATAGCCATTAACTGATGTAGATGCAGCAGCCATACTAATAACACCAGTAGATGATGAGTATGAGACTGGAGCAGTAGCTGAGATAGCAGCTCTTGCGTCTGTATCAGTATAACCTGCTGGTACGTTCTGCCAAGAAGTTGAAGTACCGTTAGTTGATAAGTACTTACCTGAGTTTCCTGTTTGAACAGGTAATACTTTAGTCTCTGCAAGACTTGTTAACCATGAAGGATCTGAATAGCTACCTGATGTATATACACCATTAGTAACCGTACCTGCATTACCTGATATATCACCTGTTACGTTACCTGTTACGTTACCAGTTAAAGCACCGTAGAAGTTATCTGCTTGCATGTCAGCCAAAGCAAAGGAAGCATGGCTTGTGTCAATGAAAGCTGAAGCATCTGGTTCTGGTGTATAGTTCTTAAAGATTTTCCATCTACCGTCAGAAGCATCTCTAAAGATACCTGCATGACGATATGTACCATCGTTATAGTTACCTGCGATTCCTAAGTCAGGATTAGAAACAGCTGAACCGTTGTTAAGATAAATCATATTATCTTCAACAGCAAGGTTAGATGTATTGATTGTTACAGTTGTACCAGATACTGTTAAGTTACCGTCAATCTGTACACTGTCATTAAATGTAGATAAACCAGTAAATGTAGGTGCTGTAAACATTGTTGCTTTAGATTCGTTTGTTACGTTACCTAAACCAATGTTTGTTCTAGCTGATGAAGTACTTGCTAAGTCTGATAAATTGTTAGTTGCAATTAGAGCACCAGACAATGAAGCAAAGGCAGCTAACCAAGTAGTTCCTGTGTATACTTTCATGATGTTGTCACCAGTGCTAAAATACAAAGCACCAGTAATTAAAGCATTACCATCATTATCAAGAGTAGGATCTGAAGTCTTAGCTCCTAGATATCTATCATCAAAGTTATCATATAAAGTAGCTGCAGACGCTGCTGAAGAAGCAGCACTTGTTGCGGATGTTGAAGCATTACTTGCACTTGTAGAAGCACTTGATGCTGAAGACGATGCATTAGAAGCTGAGGTAGCAGCTAACTGAGCATTATACTTAGCTGAGTATTCACCACCTGCTACAGTTCCTGAAGTCTTAGTAGCCCAGTCTTGAGCTAATGCAGCGGAAGCAATAGAATTAGTCTCAGCAGTTTGTGCATCGGTTGCACTAGAAGCTGCATTAGTTGCTTGAGTAGTTGCTATACCTGCTTGAGTTGTAGCAGTTGAGGCACTTGTTGAAGCACTCGTTGCAGATGTTGAAGCGTTACTTGCAGAAGTTGCAGCAGCACTTGCTGAATTACTTGCAGCAGTTGCTGAAGTACTTGCTGCAGATGCTGAGGAAGCAGAAGCAGTAGCAGAGTTGCTTGCATTGGTTGCAGAAGTAGAAGCAGCAGATGCTGAACTACCAGCACTTGTTGCAGAACTAGAAGCATTAGAAGCTGAGGAACTCGCAGCACTAGCTGAAGCAGCAGCATTAGATTCTGATACACTTGCATCATAAGCTAAATAACCAGCGTTCGTAGCTTGAGTAACAGCAATATCTTTAGCAGCTGTTGCAGTTGCAGCAGCAGTTTCAGCATTAGTTTCAGCAGTCTCAGCGTTTGTCTCTGCAGTCTCTGCATTGGTTTCAGCTAATTCGGCATTAGTTTCAGCTAGTTGAGCAGCATTTCTAGCAGCTTCAGCAGCAGCTTGTGCAGCTAATGCTTCATTCTTAGCTTGAACAGTTATAACCGCTTCACTTGAAGAATCAGCTACTGCATCACCAGCTCCACCTGCACCACGATAAATTGCCATTTAAACTTCCTTTAATTGTTTTTTCGTTGTTAAAGGTTTCTTTAATACAAGTGGTTCTTCCACTACTGAGACTACTTCTACTTCTGTGTACTCAGGGTGTTTACGCATTGTTTGAATGTCATGCTCTTGTGTAAACTCAAATATATTACCGGTAGCTATATCTTTAAACTTCGCCATTGAAACTCCTTGTCTTTGTTAAAGACTCCGTAGAGCCCTTAAGAAAGACCCCTCCGAAGAGGGATCAATCATTCAGCTATTAAGCTGGTACAGCCAATGCTACTGCAGCACCGTCACGAAGTTCTTTAACACCGAACAATGTGTCAGCTGTAAACAATGTACCTAAGTACTCTTGTTTGTACTGAGTCTGAGTACGTACACCCATTTGCTCAGCAAGAACTGCGAAGTCCTTGTGACCTAACAAGCAGATACGATCGCCATCAGTTGCAGCGTCAGCGTTGCTAGTTACGAATACTGGAATACCGTAAACGTTACCAACTTCACCGTTGCGGATTGTGTTGCTTGAACCGGCTTCACCAACGAAAGCTTGCTCAGTGAAACGCTGGATACCCATCAAAGTGTTACGTGTTGATGGAGGAACGACCAAGAAGCGACCGTCCATTGGTACGTCAGCGTCATCCAAACGTTGGATAGAACGGCGGATAGCAGCGTCAGTCAAAGCACCTGCAGTACCTGTGTAAGCAGTTGTACCGTCAGCACCAGAGAAAGCACCAGTGTAAGCAGCAGTACCGTCACCACCGTTAACACCACGACCTAATTGCAATAGCAATGAGTCTACTTTACGAGCCAAAGCGTAGCCAGCGTCATCAGTGTAGAACTGACGCATAGAAGCAAGAGCTTGTGCTTCAACGATGTCTTCGATAAGGATTGAGTATTCCCAGTGTTGATCGATGCTAACGATAACTTCAGTTGCTGTATCGGTATTCAATACAACTTCTGTTGAAGCTACTTTAGCGTTTGCTGAACCACGACCCGGTTTAGGGATGTGTAGTGCGTCACCTTTTTTGCCTTTGAAAGACAATTTCTTGATAAGGTTTGCAGCGATCAAGTTTGATTTATAAGTTGCAACTACTTCGTCACTCCAGATTTCTGGAATAAACTTAGCACCAGTTGTAATTGTTTGATGATTTGTTCCTAAAGCCATTTTTTAATTCTCCTAATTATTAATAAAGTACTAACCTCGCACTCTACCTTCAGCATAAGCCTGACGAATCTCAGGTTCTAAATCTAGGTATCTTGCTCGATCAGTTTGCATTAAACGTAAAATATCTGATCTACGGAATATCTTTTGAGACGTTTCGCCCGAACCACCGGATTGCACCGATGCAGCTTTGATTGTTTGTTTACGTTGCTTAGTCTCTGCGTTGACTAGATCTTCAGCAGCAGCTTGTGACTTTTGCTGTGATACACCTCTAAGAGCTTTGTAAGTACTTAAAAGTTCATCAGCTGAATCAACATCATAGTTCTGTGCAGCAGCAAACAAATTCAATCTAACCTTAGAAGCTTTAACCCACTCACCGAAGTCAGCTGAGTTTGCTACGTCTAGGTAATCAGGATGCTTTTGTGAGAGAGCTTGCAAAGACTGTGCTACTCGGTTTTGCTCTGCTTGTTCTCTTAACTGTTTAAGAATAGGGTTATTCTCTACAGCCTGATTGATTGCTTTATTCGGATCTTCAAAGAAATCCACTTCTTCAACACTTGTCTCTGGCTCAACTTTCTTAGTTCCGATTTGCTGTTTGATTAAGTCATCTGCAAGTTTACGAACTTCACCTACTTCTTGTGCCTGTCTGCCAATTAACTTTTCAGCCTCTTGGTGCATCTTAACAATCTCTTCTAGAGACTTGCCTCGATACTTGTCAGGAATGGTAGATTCCGGTTCTTGTACTTCTTCAAGGTTGTCTTGTGTGTCAAGGTCTTGTTCGTTGTCTAAATCTTGCGGTTGATTGTCATCTTCCAGATCGTATAGTTCAGCCATATTATATCTCCTGTCGCTCAGCGATTTTAGGACTAATTAAAAAATAGCTCGGCAGTCAAGTGCGTCTGCTTGTGAGCCTCTTACTAACCGTTTTGCTTCCTCTCCAGTGCCAGCTTCTCAGCTCTCACTCTATTCCACCGGTCATAACTCGATGGATGGTCTCCACTAAACGGCTCCAAGTAGACACCGCATGCAGAGAGTATCTTCTGTGCATCGGCTCCACATTCACCACACTCAACAACTTTTACCGTTTCATCAACGAATCGTTCAGTGACGTGTGAATCTTTACATTTGAACTCAAATAAGCGTCTACTCACTCTCAGACTCCTCTTGGAGTTGGTCGTATACCTCTCGGCTTGAGTCCTCTAGGCTCAGTAACCAATCCATGATTGATACTTCACCCTTCTTAAAGAACAAGGATTCTATTGTGTCCGCACCCTTGAGTGTGTCCGTAGATTCCTTCATTTCTTTAACATCTTCTATTAGCTGTTTCCAGCCTTTTGAAGAACACATTGAAAAGCGTTCCTCGTAATATTCTTGTAATTCTCGATCCATGTAACTTTTTCCTTGACAGGGAGTTAAAACTATGGTAGTATAC